AATTCACCCGCCATCCGACCACCCGTGACCGCCTACAGCCGGCTTGTAAGGCTTGCAAGCTTGAATCCATGCGTAGGTCTAGGCGCAGCAGCCCTTACGTCTTAAATCGCCTCGTAGGCCGTCCTGCGCATCGCTCAGGTACAGCGCCGTGAGTTTGAACCGCCACAACCCCAAGCGAGACGCCAACGAGCTGGCGATTGTTGAGGCGCTGCGGGCGAAAAATTACCTCGTTTACCGGTTAGACCAACCCGTAGACCTATTGGTCGGCCGGCGCGGATCGCCCAGATGGGCGCTCATCGAGGTCAAGATGCCGGGGAAAGGGCTGACCGACAAACAACTTCAATTTTGGGCTGAAAGCGAAGGCACGACCCGTTTTATCGTTTACGACGCAGAGGAGGCGCTCCGTGTTTGCAACGTCTGGATCGACCATTGTGCAGACCATTGACCGTCGTTCGATGAGCCACATGGCGCCCGACGTGCGCCTGGTACACATGCGCCTTGAAGCATGGGCGCAGTGGGCTCGGGATACCGCACCTGGCGACTGGCCCAAGCGTACCATCCTCGGCCGACTGATTGACGAAGGCCCCGGCGCCAGTCACGGCACGGCTACGGTGTCTGATATCCCCGAGCCGGTGGCCGAGACCGACCGAGCCGTGGCGCACTTGCCGGCCGAGGATCGCAAGGTCATACGGGAGTTTTACTTGCGCTGGGCGCCGCGTGAGGTCATTGCCCGCCGACTGCGCCTGACGCCGCGGCGGTTTGATGCCATCCTTAACCGAGCTCGATGGCGTATCTGTGGATTTCTGTGCGCCAGTTGATTACGTAATCAATTCCGCGTACATAGTCAACATCCAAAGTTTTACCCCTCGTGTGTGTCACACGTTAGCCCTTTCGGGGGCTGTTTTTATTACCCAAGGAGAGCCGCAATGGCTGTCGATAAGCACCCCTCACGGCGTCCGTCGCCGCCCACCGTGATGCCGAAGAGCGGCCCCGGCCATCCGATGAGCCAGAAGCAGGAAGAAAAGCACGGCTCCGGTCAGCACCATGTGCCGTACGGCTTCAAGCACGAACTGCACGTCGGCGAGGCGCACAAGTCGGAGATGGCCCACCATTTCCACGACCATCACAAGCACGCCAAGCACGCCGGTCACGAACAGGCCAATGAGCCGAAGTCGCATCACGTCGGCAAGGCGCACCGCCCTGGCGATCAGAAGCACGACGACGAGCCGGGCTAATGCCAGCGCCGCACAAGGGTGAAAACCTGAGCCACTTCATGGGCCGCTTCATGGGTTCGGAAGAGGCTAAGGAATCGTTCCCCAAGCGCAAGCAGCGGATCGCGGTTGCGGAGAACATGTATCGCAGCCGCAAGAAGAAAGCCAAGCACGACGACGAAGCCGAGGACAAGGCGCTCATCCGCCGTGAAGTCAAGGCATCTGCACTTAAGCACCGATGATTTTGCAAAAGCCAAAACCTGAGATTAAGCAGGAAGGCATCGACATGCGCGATGGGCGTGTCGAATGGGTCGATGGCGACTTCAGACCTCTTGGCGACCGCATGTTGGTCAAGCCGTTAAAGGTTGAGCTCTCAACCACCATTGAAGCGCACTGGCGCGGTCGCACTCTACGCGGCCAGGTCGTCGCCATCGGCCCCGGCGAGTTTCCGAACATCTACAACGCCGACCGCTCAAAAGTTCGCAAGAGCCGCGTATTTCGCCCGACCGAAGTGAAGGTAGGCGATATCGTCGAGCTCGGCGGTATCGACATCGGCGGCTACGCATTCCCGCGGATCATGTATCGCGGCGAAGAACACGTACTAGCGTCTGAGAAGGACGTGGCAGGTATTCATGGCAGCAGTGCCAACGCCGCTTGAGCGTCACGCTTACCCCAAAGGCGTATCAGGCAACCCCGGCGGCAGACCCGCTGGAGCTCGCAACCGCATCCAAGGAAATTTCCTAAATCGGTTGGCGGAAGATTTTGAGAACCACGGCAAGCGAGCGATCGAGGCGGCTCGCGAGGAAGACCCGATGGGCTACGTAAAGATGGTCGCGTCTTTGCTGCCCAAACAGGTTGAGCCGGCCAAAGCCTTGGAAGAATTGACCGATGACCAACTTACAGCCGGCATCGAGTTCTTACGAAGCCAACTTGCTGGCCGCGCTTTTGAAGGAAGCGGAGACGCGGAAGAAGCAATCACGGTTGAAGTTATACGAACCGTACCGCAAGCAACGTGACTTCCATGCCGCCGGAGCCAGTAACCGAGAGCGGTTACTCATGGCTGCTAACCAAGTCGGCAAAACTTGGTCAGCCGGCATGGAAGTGGCCATGCACGCCACAGGACAATATCCCGACTGGTGGGAAGGCCGCCGGTGGGATCGAGCAACAACCGGCTGGGTTGCCGGCATCACCGGAGAAAGCACCCGCGACAACGTCCAACGCATTCTGCTTGGACGGCCGGGGCAATTCGGTACCGGTGCGATACCGAAAGCGGCGATTGTTGAATACAGCAACACCCGCGGTATCGCCGACCTAGTCGATACGATCAGCGTTCGCCATGTCTCTGGCGAAGTCTCCACAATTGCACTTAAATCTTACGAGAAAGGTCGCGAAAAGTGGCAGGGCGAAACGCTGGACTATGTCTGGTATGACGAAGAGCCTGACGCAGACATCTACATTGAGGGCCTGACCCGCACCAACGCCACCAACGGCATGGTGTTTATGACGTTTACCCCGTTGTTGGGTATGTCGGATGTCGTGCGGCGATTCATCATCGAAAAGGTGCCTGGCACGTCCGTCACGACCATGACGATTGACGACGCCAGTCACTACTCCGAGGAGCAAAAGGCCGCGATCATCGCGTCCTACCCCGAGTTTGAGCGTGATGCCCGAACGAAGGGCATCCCGGCGATGGGCTCGGGTCGCGTGTTCCCGCTCAGTGAAGGCTCAATCAAGGTGGAGTCGTTTGCCATCCCCGCCCACTGGCCGCAGATCGCCGGCCTAGACTTCGGGTGGGATCACCCCAGCGCCGCGGTGCGGATGGCTTGGGATCGGGACAGCGATTGTTTGTACGTGATCGCCACGCACCGAGCTCGAGAGCAGACGCCGGCCATGTTCGCCGCCGCGGTCAAGCCGTGGGGCGACTGGTTGCCCTGGTCGTGGCCGCATGACGGGCTACAGCATGACAAGGGTTCAGGCGAGCAGCTCATGGCGCAATACAGGGCGCAGGGCTTAAAGATGCTCGGCGTCCGGGCAACTTTCGAGGACGGCACCAACGGCCTTGAGGCTGGCGTGCAAGAGCTGCTGGATCGGATGCAAACGGGTCGCTTTAAGGTGTTTGCGCACCTACGCGACTGGTTTGAAGAATTCAACGTGTACCACCGCAAAGAAGGGCTGATCGTCAAAGAAAACGACGATCTCATGGCCGCCACGCGTTACGCGATGATGCGGCGCTTTGCGATAGTGAAACAAACAAAGAAACCACAGGCGATGAACTTTCAATCGCCGTCACCGACAGGATGGATGGGCTAAATGTCATTAGGTCTAGGCGAAATCGCCACCTCTGAACAAGACATCATCCTAGAGTGTCAAGAGCGCTATAAACTTGCGACCGATAGCGAGAGCGCCAACCGCCAAGAAGCCATTTCGGATATTTCGTTTGCCAATGGCGAGCAATGGCCGGTTGACATCAAACGCGACCGAGACACCGACGCTCGGCCTTGCCTGACGATCAACATTACCGACGCTATGGTGCGTCGCGTGACCAACGCCCTGCGCGAAAACCGTCCCCGCATCAAATTCCATGCCGTCGGCAATGGCGCCGATGTGCAGACGGCCAAGGTGCGCAACGGCCTGATGCGCCACATTGAGTCATCAAGCAATGCCGACTATGCCTACGACTGCGCTACCGAATCGGCTGTCCGAGGGGGCTGGGGCTACATACGGGTTGGCAGCCGGTACGTCGACGAGCGGTCTTTTGACCAAGACTTGTGCATCGACGCCGTCCGCAATCCCTTCACCGTCTACTTTGACCCGGCCAGCACTATGCCGGACGGATCGGACGCCAGTTGGGCGGTTGTCTCGGATCTGATGCGCCGCGACGAATATCGCGTCCGCTACGGAGACATTGACCCGCTCGGTTGGCAGTACCAGGCGCAGGGCGACCGGCTGAATGACTGGTCAACCAAGGAACAGGTGCGAATCGCCGAATATTGGCGCGTCCACCGCAAGATGGACACGCTGCACATGCTGTCCGACGGTTCCACCAAGTTTACGGATGAGCTGCCGAGCGACGATCTGCTAGAAGCCGCCGGCATCGAGGTCGTCCGCACTCGCCGCGTCATGCGCAAATACGTTGAATGGTATTTGCTGTCGGCGACCAAGATTCTGGACAAACGCGACTGGCCGGGTAAGTGGATCCCGATCATCCCAGTCTACGGGCGCGAGGTTGACCTTAACGGGCGCATCGTCCGCAAGGGCATGATCCGCGACTTGCGCGACCCTGCGCGCATGTACAACTACGGCCAGACCACGATGACCGAAGTGGCTGCGTTGCAGCCCAAGGCGCCGTGGCTGATTGCCGAAGGCCAGATGGAAGGCCACGAAGCGGCATGGCGCGACGCCAACCGCAAGCCGATCGTCGCATTGCCTTACAAGCCGGTCACCGGCCCCAATGGCGAGCTCTTGCAGCCGCCCATGCGTCAAGCGCCCATGGCGCCGGCGCCGGGGTTGGCGCAGTGGATTCAAGGTGCTCAGTCAGACTTTCTGGCCGTCGCCGGCATGCCGAGCGAGCCAGGACAAGATGCCAAGGGCGAGGTGGTCAGCGGTATCGCCATCCGCCGCCGCCAGGGCATCAGCGACATTTCGCACTTTGACTTCGCCGACAATCTGACGCGTTCGCTGCGCCACATCGGCAACATCGTGTCCGACCTGATCCCGCACTTCTACGACACGCAGCGCATCCAGCGCATCATCGGCGAAGACGGCGCGCCCGACACGACGACGATTAACGAAAAGGTGCGCGACCCGATCAGTCAGGCCATCACCAAGGTCAAGAATGACATGACCGGCGGCCTGTATGACACGGTCGTCGACACCGGCCCCGGCTATCAGACCAAGCGCGAGGAAGCCGCCGAGGCCATGCTTGAGCTGCTGACGACGCCGCTTGGCGAGATGACGGCCAAGGTTGCGGGCGATGTGGTTGTCCGCTCTATGGACTTCCCAGAAGCCGACACCATTGCCGACCGCATGGCCGCGATGATTCCGGGTGCGCAGATCGACAAGGACAGCGACATCCCGCCGAAGGCGCAGATGATGATTAAGGGTCTGCAACAGCAGCTCCAGCAGATGCAGCAGTCGCACATGGCGCTGGAGCTCGAGCTTAAGACCAAGTCCGGCCTTGAACAGATGAAGCAGCAAAGTGAGACGCAGCGTTTGCAAATGCGCGAACAGGCGCAGACTGAGCGCACGGAGATGGAACTGAACGTCCGTCGCGAGGATGCGCTGACCAAGGCCCGCACGGCGATGCTGGATACGCACACCAAGGCCGTGACGGCGCACGACGTGGCCGAAATTCACGCCGCGACGCAGTTGCTCAACACTCACGCCGAAGCCGAGCACAACCGTCGCGCGGCCAGAGAATTGGAAAAGTCCGCAGAACAAGCGGAAAAACGACAGATTTAATCAATTATTGCGTTCCTGTGGTCTGGCAGACCACAGGAATGGGGACGATTGCCCCGCACTCAGCGGTCTCTGAGGGTTTAATCGTGGGATGACCATGGCAATTACGACAGTGACCAACGCAAACCTTGCGGATTACGTTGCGGATCGGAATCAGAGCGTCAACATTCAGAATTCTGAGCAGTTGATTGCAGCGGTCGAAAAGACTGGTAAACCTGCTGACCCTATCGTGGCTACGGGGACGGAAACGTCGCCAGAAGCCCCGCCAGAGCCGCAGTCCGGGTCCGAAACAGGCAAAAAAGGCGAAAAAAAGGACGTTCAGACTCGCATCAACGAGCTTACTCGAGCCCGCAAAGAGGCCGAAGAGTTCGCTGAGGACGAGTACAACGCCAAATTACGCGCCGAGCGCAGGGTTGGCGAATTAGAAGCGCAGTTAGAGGCGCTGAAGTCAAGCGAACCGCAGCAGCCAGCCAAGGTAGAGGTGCTTAAAGAACCGGACCCGGCTGATTTTCAAGATATTGGCGCATTCGCAAAAGCGCTGACCGAATACACGCGCAAATTTGCTGAACAGCAAATTGCCCAGGCACGGGAAGAAGAGCGCAACCGAGTCGTAATGGAACGCCAAAACGAGCTGATGAAAGCTCGGGTTGAGGCGGCCAAGACCGAATTTGAGGACTTCGAAGAAGTCATTGAATCGGCAGACCGGGTGAAGCTCGCCGTGCCAGCGCATGTACAGGCAGCGATCATGGAGTCCGATTACGGTCCCCATATTGCGTATTTCCTCGCTAAGAATCCTGACGATCAGGCGCGAATCTTTAAGCTTCCCGCCGCCAAGGCATTGCTCGAGCTTGGCAAGATCGAGACATCGTTTGAGAAATCGGCCAAAACGGACGCAGCAGCGCCCGCCAAGGCCAAACCCACCATTGAAACCACACGCGCACCCGCTCCGGTGTCGTCAATTCGTGGATCGGAAGGCAACGTGGCCACCAACTCGCGCGAAGCGATGAGTTTTGGTGACTACAAGCGCCTTCGGATGCAGGAATTGCGGCAGCGGCGGCGATAAGCGCATAGGAGACTTCTGTGTCGAATAATCTGCTGACCATCAGCCAGATCACCAACGAGGGCCTGATGGTCCTTGAGAACGATCTGTGCTTTGCTGACCACGTTAACCGCCAGTACGCCGACCAGTTCGCCCTTTCGGGCGCCAAGATCGGCTACACCGTCAACGTCCGCAAGCCGCCGCGCTACATCGGCACGACCGGCCCCGCGTTGGCTGTGGAAGATACGAACGAAACGTACATTCCCGTCACCCTCACCACGCAGTTTCACGTTGACGTGCAGTTCACGACTGCCGATCTCGCGACCAGCGTTGACATGTTCAAAGAACGCGTTATCAATCCTGCCGTGGCCGCGGTGGCCAACAAGATTGACCGCGACGGCGCGACCTACGCCTACCAGAACATCCCGAACGCGGTCGGTACGCCTGGTACCCCGCCGGCGTCGTTCTTGTCGTTCACCCTCGCGGGCGCGATCCTCGATGGCGAAGCCGCCCCTCGCGATGGCGAGCGCGTCGTTATCCTTGATCCGTTCAGCATGGCTTACGCTCAGGACTCCGTGAAGGGTCTCTTCAATCCGCAAGCGCAGATCAGCGAGCAGATTGAGAAGGGTCTTGTTGCGAAGAACTTTGCCGGCTTCGACTGGTACATGGATCAGAACGTGGTGTCCTACACCGTTGGCGCCCAGGGCGGTACCCCGACCCTCGCCAACAACACCTCGAGCTGCTGGCTTGCGTCTGGTTGGGCGGCTTCTGGCCTTATCAACTCGACCGGCTGGACCTCGTCGGCAAATCCGCGTCTCACCGTTGGCGACATCATCACCGTCACCGGCGTGTACTCGGCCAACCCGCAAAACCGTGGCGCCTACGGCAGCAACCGTCAGCGTCAGTTCGTGGTCATCCCGCCGACGGCGACGCCGACCAACGGCACGTACAACGCCTCAACGGGCGTGTATTCGTCGAAGTCGGACGGCACGTTGGACTTCTACGTGAAGAACGTCGGTATCTACGGCGGTCAGTTCCAGAACATCACGGCGCAGCCGACGAGCAGCGCTGCGATTCAGGTCTGGGGCTCGGCGTCGGGCGCTTACGCCGGCACCGTGTCGCCGCAGAGCATTGCGATGCACCGCGATTGCTTGGCCTTGGCCTTCGCCGATCTGGATCTCCCAGGCGGTGTCGACATGGCCGCCCGTGCGGTGGACGAAGAGGCTGGTATCAACTTCCGCGTTGTTCGTCAGTACACGATCAACAACGACGCGTTGCCGACCCGCTTCGACGTTCTGTACGGCTGGGCGTCGCTCTATCCTGAGCTCGGCGTCAAGATCGCTGGCTAATCGTTGGGGAGCCCTTCGGGGCTCTCCTCCTCCCACTTTTTGGAGTAATGACTCATGGCAAATCCCGGACCGGCGAGTATCGCCACCGTTAATACCCAGTCGCCGCGATCGACTTTGTCGTCGATCCAGACGATTGCGGTCTCTATCACTCCGACCCAGATTGCGACGGCTTCGTCCGTTGAGCAGTCGTATGGTTCGGCTGGCGCGACGTATGCGACCGCGGCGACCGGCATTCTTGCCGGCGACGTGATCCTTGCGATCAACCCGCCGAGCACCGCGGCGAGCTGCGCCATCGGCGGCTTCCGTAATGACCTTTCGACGAACGACAAGTTCTACATCGACTGGGTCACGTCGGCCTCGACGATTACGCCTCCGTCGGGAACGTACCTCATCACGGTTGCGCGCTTCATCCCAAGCGTCACGACCACGCCGGGTACGGTCTCGTCGCTGCCGTCGTCGGTTACCAGCAACTAACAGGGCGGGGCGGTGTAACAGCCGCCCAGTTCTAGGAGCAATTCATGGCTGGAAAATCAAACGTCTCGCTCGGCAATTTGTCGCTTGATACCATGCTTTCGGTATCGGCAACTTACCCGACGTTGTCGACCAATGCCTCAAACACGTCCACGGTCACGGTTCCTGGCGTACTTCTGTACGACATGGTTTCGTGGAACATGTACGCGCCGCCGGCTCACTTGACCGTCGATAACATCTACGTGTCGTCTGCAAACACGCTGACCATTCTCTGGGGAACGGACGCGACCGGTATCAGCACTGGCTCGGTTACGTTGCTCTTGGGCGTGACGCGCGTGGCTGAAGCGAATCTGGGCTTGTCCCAGCTTCCCGCAGCACTGGTGTAATCACCTCCCCGGCGCCCTCGGCCGGGGATTTCTACTGAGGTTTGAATGGCAACCTTGTACGTTTCTGAATACAAGCAAATCGCTACGGTTCAGAATCAGCAAAATTACGCACCCGTGCCGGCTCAGGCCGCACAGGAACCGTCCTTGGCCGATCAAACCGTTGCCATTTCGGGCTCGAGCACACAAAGTGCCGCGTTCAACAACCAAACTACCCTGATCCGCGTTCACACGGACGCGATTTGTTCGATTGCGATTGCGACCAACCCGACGGCCACGACCAGCACCAAGCGGTTGGCGGCCAATACCACCGAGTATTTTGGGGTTAACGGAACGCAGAAAATCGCGGTAATCACCAATGTCTGATCCTATCTACACCGTTCACAAGCAGTGGCCGTGGGTCAGGCGAGCCCTCAAGACGGTTGACCACAAGCCGACTGTTGATGGCAAGCCGCTGACGGTTGAGCACAAAGAAGCTCGCCGTTGGGCGGTGTTACAGGATGGAACGGTCGGTTACATTCACCACAAAAAGACCGACGGGAACGTCGGCTTTCGGCCTACCAGTCCGCAGGGCGACCATTTACCCAATCAGTCGCCGCACTGGTCGGCAGCAGACCGGCTAAAAGTGCCGCACGAAGTGGCTGTGCATCCTGACGCTTTGCGCGATGCGTTGCCGCACGAAATCCCGGCTGAGTGGCGCATCTGAGATGCTGAATACGTTGGGCTTGTCAGTCCAGCTCGGCCAGAATCCGCAAATCACCGGCAGCGGCGTCAAAACCAATAAGTACGTCAGCGCAGGATCGTTCACCGAAACCATCCCGGCGGGCTATACGACCGCGACCATCGAAGTCTGGGGCGGCGGCGGTGGCACCGGAGCGCACTACAGCTCGGGCGGCTGCTGCCCTTACGACGTTTATTCATCGGCCGGCGGATCGGGCGGCTATAGTCGCTCAGTCATCAGCGTGGCAGGGCAAGGCGGCAAGACGCTTGGCGTGACGGTGGGCGCCGGTGGCGCTGGTTCGTCGGTCAATTATTATGGATCGACGGGCAGCTCTAGCAGCGTCGCCTCCGGAACGCTTGCCATCACGACCCTAACGAGTGGCGGCGGTGGACCGGGCGCAACGCAAATCAATAGTAATAATCAGGTCAATACGGCCACGGCGTCGTGCGCTGGCACCAGTTTGACCATTGTCAGTCAAACCGCGCCGGCTGTTTTGCTGTACCCATCCATTCAAATTCGAGGCGGCTCAACGACGCCCGTGTTGTTTGGCACTGCGTCTAAAACCGGCGGCAATATCACAACCGGGGTTTTAACGATCAATCAGTCGCAAACATTCGTTGCGCAGACCATTTCGCTGTACTTTGGTTACGGTGGACAGGGCGGTATCCCGTCGGGCGGCACCGTCAACACCAACGGCAACGACGGTTTGCCGATCAGCACTTCGGCACCCGTAGCTGCCACGACCGGCATCACCGGCTTATATGGCGGCCCGTTCGGAAACGGCGCGGGCAACGACTCGGCGACTGGCAGCATTGGCGCGGTGTACATCACCTATCAGTAATGCATCAGCAACTTTACAAAAAAGACGAAGCTCGATTGTGGGTGATGCGGTTTGAGGTCGCCGGCGAAATGCTGCCGATGCACAGCCATCCCCCCGAGCGCCGTCATATGACGATGTGTGTGCAAGGCCGCGTGTTCTGCCACGGCGAAAATTTCAAATGGTGGCAGATGCTCAAGCCAGGGGAAGTGTTTTTCTTCCCCGACGACGAGCCGCACTGCGTGGTGGCAATGGATGACGACACGATTCTGGCGCAGATCAACCTGACGCCCAGTCGCATCCCTGACACCGCAGCCGATGACCGATATTTAACAGGTTTTGACCATCCCAATCCGCGTGCGGATTTGGACATGATCCAAAGGATTTTGACCAATGGCCGCCATTAGTACGACCGCGTTGGACATCATCACCGGCGCCCTGCGTAACATCAACGCATTGGAAGCCGGCGAAACGCCGGGCGCGTCCGACACCGCCGACGCCCTGCAAGTCTTAAACGACATGGTTGAGGCGTGGTCGATTGACAAGCTGATGGTGTATTCGTCTGTGGAAAACATCCTGACGTTTACGCCAGGGCAGTATCAGTACACCGTCGGCAACCCCGTCGGCGGCACGTTCACCGGCACGTTGGTGTCGGGCTCGCCGACCATTTCGGGCGTGACCATCCCGTCCAATCTGGTCGTCGGCGGTACGCTGACCGACGTACAGGCGGCGATCCCGTCAGGCACGACGATCACCGCCATTGGCACCAGTACGATCACCATGTCGGCCAACGCCACCCAGACGGTGTCGGCAGCCGAAACGATTACTTACACGGTTCCCGGTAATTTCCCGATCGCGCGTCCGCTGCGAATCACCAATGCGTTTACTCGCATCACCTCCAGCGGTAATACGGGTCTAGATTACCCGATTGAGATCGTAAATCGCGATAAATACACCGCAATTGGCTTAAAAGGGCTAAACGGTCCTTGGCCGATCCTCTGCTATTACGATCCGACTTACCCGATCGGGAATCTGTATTTCTACCCAAATCCGTCGCAAGCGGGTGTTTTGCACCTGTGGACGGACACCATTCTGAGTGACTTTTCCAACGTTAACCAAGCGATCAATCTGCCGCAGGGTTACGCTCGAGCTCTCAAAAAGAATCTTGCGGTAGAGCTCGCGCCCGAATACGGCAAGACGGCCGGTGCGTTGTTGGTCAAACAGGCGCACGAAAGCAAGATGGCCATTCGCAACTTGAATTCAGAACCGACGGTCACGGCGTTTTACGACAGCGACATTGTGCGGTCCAACCGGCGCGACGCCGGCTGGATTATGCACGGTGGCTTTCGGTAACTGAGGGCAGCATGACAACGACAAACGCATTTTTCCCGCAAC